GGTAGCATCCAACATAGCATCATCACGAACACCGATAGCCTCGGGCGCAAGGTAGGTCATAGCAGAATGTATCCTCCGGCAATAGCCTTAAGGTGCAGGCTGGTGAACTTGCCGTAAATTACCAAGCCTTCAGTACTGCCTAGGATCGTATCACCAGACTCCGGAACAATAATGAGGGCATTTGCAGCAGAGGTTTTCGCTATTTGAAACTCTCTGCCATTTGCAGCCGCAGGGAGCTGTATGGTAATTATACCTGAAGACGTATCGCAGAGCAGTAACTGCTCAGCCCGACTCACCAAGTATATGCCTGAAGCCGAAATGGTTGTGACCGGCTGCGTCGGAGACAGCTGGAGCCGGTCATTGAAAGTGGCAGGGTCTGGCTCGTGGTAGTGAAGCGGACACGCGCCAAGACCGACAAGCATTCATACCTCTTGGTCGGTAAGCGGTCTCATGTTATTCTCGCACTTCAGTACTTGTACGGCTCTTCTGGACAGATGAACCTAGCCAGAAGCCGAAGACAATCAACGAAGCACCGATGTCAGCCTGCACCAGCGTGCTGGCCATCTGGAATAGCTGGTCAACACTTTTGTGGTTGGCAACGATGGCAATGCCCAGCGCCAGGAATACAATCAGGTTGGCAAAGCCAATAAGGCCCAGGCCAGCATAACTGACAACTTCAACTACATGGGCATAGGGCGTGTTTTGAACGCTGGCTGCAAACTTACGAGCTTCATCAATGCCGCCGCCCACCTCAGTCAGCTCCATCCAGCTTTCGCGGATAGACTGCTGGACAGCTTGCTTCAGTTCAGGGTCTACGCGGATAGCTTGAATGGCTGCCTGTGCAGTAGCCTCACCAGTGATGGAGCGAGTGATTTCTACCACCTTTTCAGCTGCTTGAGCATTACGCTCTGTGTTCTCCCCATTTTTGCCGAAGATACGGATCAGGTCAGGAACCTCCTTAATGAGGGCCGAGATAGCGGTAATAGTGAAGGGATCCACCGGTTCTTCCTTTACTTGCGAGGTGACGGGAGTGTTGTCTAGGAACTGCTTGGCTCGAGCATAAAACTCGGTACGTTGCTTGATGCCGTTCAGGCCTCCATTGATGCGCTTGGTGGCTCGAGTAATGTCCAGGCCATCGACCTTGGCAAAAACGGTGAAGAACCAAGCGGAGACCTTGGCGGCCCACTCAGGCTCAGCCACCCATTCCGGGTTATTAAGGAAGTCTACACCAAAGTAGGCTCCAGCCTTTGCATAGTTTGATCGGCCAGTCAGCTGAATATAACCTCGGCCTTTGAATCGTTTTCCATCACCCGGCTCAGTGTTGCCTAGATCCTTACGACCCTCGTAAGCGGCTCCAGTAGCATACTCAACGGTAGTCTTGAAGTGGTCCGATTCATGAGCGCACTGGGCCACAAACATGGCCACGTCCTGAACGCCCAGTGCTTCCACGGCGGCCTGCAAAGACTGAGCTACGACCTCTGGATTTTTACACGGAGGCGTTACAGCCCGAATAAGCTCAGCGGTAATCTGGTGCATTCTGGCGGCTCTCCAGTTCGGATTGGTAAGAGTCTGCACAGTGGCGGTCATCTTGGAACAGCTTATTGATCAGTCTCTCCGTGCGCCGCCAGCCCTGCCGGTGTGCGCGGGCGCTAATAGTCTCATCGGGGAAACTACCTGGAACAAAGCTTCCCAGAAACTGATCAGCAGAGATGAGGATGTTGCGCAGGTAGCTCATGATGATCACTTGACAGAGATGGTGAAGTGAGCCGAAAGCCAATCCCAGCCGGCTATGACTGAGGCTATGATTCCGGCTAGAATAACGGTAGTTCTCTTCATAAACTTCAGTCCTTTGAGGATGCCTATCAGCTCCTTCAAACTGTCCTCCTCTTCTCGTGTACGCTCAGCCTTTTCCTGAGTAAGCTGCAGGAGGGCATCCAGCTTCTGATCCATAGAGGCTTGACTCAGTTCTCCATTTTTAATGTGATGGTATAGCAATTCGCGAATACCTTCAAAGTTCTCCGGCATTTCAGCCAGACTTGAGATACGTTTTAGCTCATATTCCCGCTCAGTCAACTTCAATTTTAGCTCCTCAAGGCAGTTCGTCCGGAGCTGCTGGGACATTCAGCGCAGCGCTAACCTCGGCCTCAGTAAGCCGAAACTCAACGGGGGTTTCTGGAGTAGTCAGGGCTGTGACGGAAGCCACTGTAAGGGGGTTCGTGACATCAATGAAGCTGGACAACTCAAAGTCTTCAAAGAAGTCAGCGAGGGCCGGGCTGGAAGCCGCTGCCACTTTGGCCGCAATCCACTTAGCACGTGGAAAGCGAGCCTTAAATGCCCGCTTGGATAGCTGCCAGGTCTCCACTGGAGGAGCGGGTAGAATTACCAGTTCCCGGAACTTGCCAGGGAAGTGTTCCTCCACGAAAGCCAGGTCAGCCACAATAGTGTTGACAACATCACCGTTTTCGTCAAGAATCTCGTAGGGCATATCAAGCTCCCAGAAAGGCTACAATTGCAAAGCCGTTTCCGCCAGCACCTCCAGCGGCAGTCGATGAAGACACTCCAGCACAGCCACCGCCACCACCACCAGGGCCCCCAGCGCCTGCACGGCCGTCCGTAAAAATGCAGCCACCTCCACCGGCACCCATGCCTCCTGCGGCGGCATTGGAGGAAGTACTCGCACCACCCCCGCCACCCGGAGCTCCAGAGAAACTTGCACTGCCCGCGGCGCCCCCACCTCCGCTAAGCGGCAAAATCATTGACGGTGTAGCGGGAAACTGTCCTGCCGATCCGGAGGCGTACTGCCCGACAAAGCTAGGGCCGCCCAAATCCGCTATGGAAGGGCCGCCACTACCGCCCCCTCCAGTTTGAATAACCCCGGAGGCAGTGGCTGCAGAAGATCCGCCTACACCAGCCCCGCCTGAACAACTAAAGGTAGTTCCACAAGCGCCCGCGGCATATCCCGTAGGCGCCAGGTACCCAATGCTGCCGCCACCGGAGCCGCCTCGGGCTACCGAGTTGGCAGGAGCTCCGCCGCCAGTACGATTAAAATCTCCGCCTGAGGCGGTACCTCCAGTAAGCGCTGACAGCGGGTTACCGTTGCCTCCGCCGGGTCCGCCGTTGGCGGTTAGAGAGACACCTGGACCGGTAAGCGTAGAGTTGCCACCTGCGGTACCATTGGCCGTTCCGGACCCTCCGGCAAAACCCCCCGCCCCTCCACTGCCCAGTGTAATGACCAGAGTGTCACCCGCGGTAAGTCTCAAGGTTTTGACGGTAAAGCCGCCCGCGCAGCCTCCTTGACCAAACCCGTTGCTACTTGCTCCGCCTCCTCCGCCTGCTCCGGCCAGCATCAGCGTGTACGTACCAGTTTGAGGAATTACGTAGTTGCGAGAGTCAAAAATGGCCAGGCAGTCTGGTAGCAGAGCCTTGTTGTTTTGAAGATAGTCAGAAAAATTCATATCTAGTCCTTAGATAAAGGTCCATCCGATGGTGGCATCAACGTACACCCATTTGAACGAGGTATACTTACGGTCAAGCGTAAGGTTCTGTGCCACACCTTTGATGTTGGAGCCGTTGCGGCCAATGACAATGGTTTCAGAGCCCAGGTCATCAACGGTGTACAGCCAATCACCTACAGAAGGGGCGGCTGGGAGGTCTAGCTGAACCGCTGCTTGAATAGAGTGGGTGGCATACTTCTGGGCAGTTTGAGCTGTGCTGACGATCACAACCGTGTCAGTCTTTGGGATACCGCCAGGACCTCCTGAGACCACTACAACGCCAGTCAGAGCTGCACCAGGGCCTGAGACATTATTAGGCGCGGCGTACAGTGAGATGGTACCGGTGGAGGCATCATGCTCCATGTACGCAGCATAGCCATTAGCCGCATACTTCCAGGCTCCACCCACTCGGTAGCAGTTGAACCCGTAGGCTTTGCCGGCGGTGGTCACCATGTCCGTAGCTGCCTGGACCTTGGCATCAATGCCCTTGGTGGGAACCACGCCAAGGCCGATGTTGCCCTGTGAGTCAATACGGACCCGTTCAGTACGTGTAGCTGCGCCGTCAGCGGTGGTCTCCAGAATCACCGCCGTGGGCATATCATTGGTTCCTGGTGTGCCATCCACAAGAGTACGGACAGCCGCCACGTCCAAAGCAGAAGCTCCATCAGTACCTGCAAACAGCAAAGCACCCAACTCGTCGCCAGAGTTGACAGTGGCCAGGCCGGCCAGCGTAGTGGAGCGGGTTTTGCGAAGACGGACAGTTCCGCCCACAGCATCGGCCGTTCGCTTGAAGACTGTAAGGCCATCGTCTACCAGCAGAGGGTCAGAAGCACCAGACTTGTACAGAGTGGCCACTGCTGCAGAGCCAGTACCAAACTCAGCTGTACGGACACCATTGGCCGCCAAGCCCAGCAGGTCAGGGCCTGCTCGGTAAAAGCCCAGATTTTGATCAAGATCAAAGCTAACGCTAGGGCTGGCTGCCGAGCCGTCAGCCAGTGCCAGAGAAGTAACCACCGCGACTGCCTCAGCGGTGGTTACTGCAAAGGTAACATTAGTTCCATCGCAGTACAGGACCGTCCTCTCATCTTTATTGAGAACAGTGGTCAGACCAGAGCCTGTAGTAAATGTCACATCATAAACGCCTACGCCAGACTCCACATTGACAAAGTAAATGTTGTCAACTGGCGGCAGATTGACCGTCACATTGGCCGTAGCCGTGCCAGCCACCCGAATCATGCGCCCGGCTACGTCAGCAGAGGTTAGCGTAATCGAGGTAGCCGCAGCATTGACCACTACTTCACCAAAGACAAAGGTGGCGTCTTGACCAAACCCCACTGAGATCCAGGCCAGGCCGGTACAGATCAGGATCAAGGACTCGCTAGGAGCTAGCGTCTTACTCAGCAGCCCGTCAACCAGCTCTGTGCCGCTCGGCTCAATGACCACGTTCCCAGTAGAGCTATTCCGTACCATGGTGTAGAACCCGGTACTCAAAGAGGATGCTGACGGTAAGCTGACCGTTGCCGCCCCGGCAACTACATCAATAACAGCCGCACGATTAAGCTCTTGAACTGTGTAGTTCGAGTTCACCGGTTGATAGGGCACATCCGCGCTAAGCTTACTAGCAATGACTCGAAGGCCGTAGCCAGCAAGAGCCAAGGCGTCAGCAGTAGACGTACCGGTGCCAAATGTGAACACCTCCCACACGCCGGCTGCAGTCGTGTTGTTGGTAACCATAAAGTACTTTATGGTTCCCGGTGCTATGCTGGTAACTGAGTTAGCCGCATTGTCCAGAATACTCAGCGCGTCGGACCCAGAGTTCTTGATGAGAATCTCAGTGCCTGTTGACACCTGCGTAGCAGAGGGCAGGGTGACGCTGAGACCGGGGTCAGCCGGACTCAGGTCTACAAACGTGGCAGCCAGAAGCTCGTCAGTGGCGCTCGAAAAGTTGTTTTCCCAACTGAGATACGCATTTGCGGAGATGCTGGCCGTATAGTACCCTGCGTCAGCAGGTGGCACTGCGTACTGGCCAAAAAGATCGTTAAAGCTTGTCATTGCGCTGCACTCCTAAGAAGACTTTGGTCACCGGAGAGCCTACGGGCAGAATCCATTTTGATACCCTCCAGGGCTTGCGCATACAACGCTTGGAACTCGGCAATACGCTGGGTCAGCTTAAGGAACGGCTGTGCCTCAAGCAGAGTCGCGTACAGCAAAAGATGCGGAGCATAGCGGGTAGTCCAGTTTACCTGGTTGGCCTCGCTCAGCTGCTCAGGAAGCTCGTAATACGCAAACTCAAAGTCCGTAGCAATAGCCGGTGCTGGCGCAATCAAAAAGTGCTCAAAGTCATAGTCTGCGTAGTACGCGGGTTTGTCGGTGGCGGTGGAATCCGGAGCATACTGGCGGCAGTACAAGTACCCACGCTGATAAATTGGTCGCCAATCAGAGCCCTCTCGAAGCAGGAAAGAGGCAGACTCACGCCAGCGAGCCGGCTTTTGCAACGTTGCTTGACCAGCTTGGAGTGTACCGGTAACCACGCGCAAAAAGCCTAGCCCTCGGGCTTCTGTGGCAATCCGTTGTTCCGCCAGCATAATAAAGCGCGGGATCTGATTAAGGAACGGCTGGTCACTACGCTCCGCGTAAGTCACAATGTCATTAACCAGCGACGAGTAGGTGAGACTCTCAGCCATAGTTACCTCGTATATACTCCAATTGCCGGCGCAAAGTAAGTCGGGCTGCCATCAGTTTCTCCGCCTTCAACCTCAACTGTCATGGAGTCTGCCATTTGTTTGACCAGCGCTACTCGCTCGGCCTTAACGTCAGGCAGCTCAAAAGCAAGGCGAAGAGCTAGTTGCCAACACAGCGACTCAAGCCAACGGTTAGGTACGTCGATCTCATTCTGCAGCGCGCCAATGTCCTCTACGTCCCGAGTACGAAAGACTTGGATCTTTTTTGTGGAGTCTGTGGGCACCGGCCAGAGCGTAATCTGAGGCGCACGAAGACGTTCAAAAAAGTAGTTCACAGGTATGGCCGACTTTTGGAGTTTCACCGGGATGGCGGAGTAGTCGTCCCTGTTGAGCGGGGTAATCGGAAGATCACGTCTAGTGCCGTCCTCTGCAAAAGTGCAAAGGTTTACATTAAGGACGTCGACCGTACCGGCAGGCAGCACATAGGTGGCTTGGTCAGCCACGATGTCAATAAGCTGGCTGTCAATACACCAAAGATTCAAACCACGATTAGCCTGGCTCAGAATGAGCATGTGCAGGCTCTCTTTGGCAGTCTGAACGGTCTCAGGTGTGATACTGGTGGGGCTCAGCCCGCAACGTCGGATAGCCTTCTCAATGAACTGAGCAACGTTAATGCGGGTAGTGGCGATTGTTCCGGACGTTGCCATTGGCGTATGCTCCTGTAACTTCTGAACAATTATATGCCGCTTGTGATTAACTGGTATCGGCAAGTAAACCTGCGGCAGTCGAACGCGATAAACCAGTAATCAACGGCATTCAATCCTGCCTCCGTGTCGATTTTGTTTAACAGCCGACGTACGAACAGCTATCGGCATACTTTCACGCGCTCCGCCGCCAGCTGCTGGTTGACTGACAATGTACCTCCAGCCGGCCTGCTCGCGTCTGCGACGGCTTAAATAGACACGTCGCGCTCCTGCTCTGTAAAACTGTATTCTACAAAGCACGACGTACGTTGTTGCGTGACTATTTTAACGCCTATAAAAGAAAACCAGAACCAAGTACTTGGTTCTGGTTTTAAGGTCAATCCTTAAACCTTCGGGGATTGGGTTATCCCGCGCACGCACGGGGGTTGGATTTATACGTCGAGCAAATCGTCCTCGAATGGATCGATACCCATAAGTCGCCACGCATCGCTCGATGTGCACACGACGCATCGCCCTGCAATCTCCGCCGCCTTGATTTGGTCGCACCATCGGCGGAGGTGATCCAAGTAATGTTTTGACGCTCCCGGATAATTTGGATCCCCGCTGCCGCCGGGAATGGTCTGGTGCAGATAAAATTCGAACGACGTCCCGGTTACGAGGTACTGCTCGATGAGCGCATCTACAGACGCAGAGATCGCAAGCTCCCCCGACAGGGCTCCGTAGTTGTACGGCGCGAGCCCTGGGGTCCACGACGAGACTGGACCAGATCGACCTCGGGCAGTTTTGTACCCAGCGGCCTTTGCAGCCGCACGCGTCCGCGCGTCATTTGCCAAAAATGGCCACGCAAGCATTTTTGATGCTGTCAGGATTCCTGCGCTGCGCCAAAAATCAGCAGCCCCCTCCAGCTCAACCCGCATTTCGTCATCCGTACAGGCGGTAATGTCGACGTGATTCATGCCGTGCGTCCGAATCTCGTGACCCCTTTTAATCAGATTGCGAGCCTCCGCCATGCTGATGTAGTCCGACGTGCTGTCAATCGTGTATTTCACGACAAGGTTCAGCGTCGTCGTCCATCCGTAGCTCTCGATGAGTGGGATTGCGAGATCCAGAAAAGAATGCGGAACATCATCAGCCGAAAAAACGATCGCTGATTTTGCATAGCCGTGCCTTGCGTAATACGGCGAACCGAATGCAACTTTTACGCCTTCACCGTTTGCAATCCGGAGACGGATGGCTCTCACTGTATCGGCTGCCGTAGCTGCCCCTGTGTACGTCCAGGTGTCGCCGTTTCGCAACGCGACAATCTGCCAGCCGGATCGCAGGGCACTGATAGATCGCGAGCGCCAGCTTGTAGATATGACCGCTTCCGACGACACCCGCACGTCGAGACTGGCAGCCCCCGGCCCTTCTGGTCCAATCCACATCGGTATCAGCCGAGTGTCGTCGGAATCGAGACTGAACGGCGTGCCAATGCTGTCGTACCGCATCTCTTTCGTTGCGTTATCACCCTCCGCGATAGTCTGTGATACCGCAGGGTACGACGATGCGGGGCAGCGGAGGGTGGCGTCGAGTGCAAACGCGGCGTAAGCGGCGGGGGTCTTGATGAGAGTGGGGGTTTTTGACGGGTCCAACAACTGATTAAAGCCCCGGCGCCAGATAAGCTCCCCGAGCGAATTTCTAACCACCTGATCCGAGGTGGTTGCACCCACCTTGGCCTGATTCGCCGGAAGCATGGCCGGGTCGTTGGCCAAAGAGCGGAATTTGCCCGACGCCACCAGTTGCGACGCTCGGCCGGTTTCGACGAAGGCGGAACTTCCAATGCGCCAAACCTGCTGATTGCCGGTAATGGTCACTTCGCTGAAGTTCTGCACGGCGCCGATGGATTCGACGCGGA